ACCTACAACACTCGCCCCCGCACCTCCCCCCTATACGGTATTGTCGTTTGACATTGGCATTGTGAATCTGGCATACTGCTTGATGGAGGTGAGTAGTGAGGTAAGCACCGAGGGCGAGTCGCAGAATAAGAAGTTGCGTATCCTTGACTGGAATGTGTTGGACATCAGTGGCAATGCGTCGTGTTGCCTATGTACGAAGCGGTCATCAAACTATGTGGTATTGAACCCTAGCACGACGCTATACTATTGTACCACCCATACGAAGAATTACGCAAAGAAGCATTATCCAGCCAAGGAGGTTCATAAGATAACGAGTATCGGCACGAAGAATCTGGACGAACTCGGTGCGGAGTTGTATCGCAGATTGGAGGGCATTCAGTCATTTCGTCGCAAGATAGACTGTGTATTATTTGAGAACCAACCCGCATTTAAGAACCCAAAGATGAAGTCTATTCAGATGATACTGTATAGTTATTTCTTATTGAAGCGGACATTGGGCGACCCAGTGATGTCGGTGGGTGAGTTGCGTTTCTACATTGCAAAACGCAAGTTGGAAATCAAGGGGGTGGGCGTGGATGCGTCGCTTTTTAACAAGAAGGAGTATGGCGATCGCAAGGTTCTCGGGAAAATCATTGCGAAGACGATACTGGACAAAATCGGCGATCAATCAAACTTGGCTAGATTGTGCGAGTTCAAGAAGCAGGATGATATGTGTGATTCATTCATACAGGGTGTGGAGTATTTACAATCAACGGGAATCTCTATGTTTTAGTGTGAGGAAACTATATATCGTTGCTGTGGTGTCATCGTCTGACACCGAAGATTAAAGACAAGTAGCGATAGGATTATAGTAATGATGATAACAGTTTCCGTATTTACATTAACTGGGAAGTCGCAGGATTTCACAATGAATCCGCAAAAACTGGTCGCAGAGTTCAAGAGTCACGTTATGCGTAATCACAAGCATCTCATGTATCCGAATGGGTCGTTTGACGCAAATAGCGAGGTGCGTTTTTTGTATAAGGGTATTGAGATGGATGAGGCCAAGACATTAGATGACTATAGTGTGTGTGATGGGGGGCGTATACAGATTGTATTGAAGACGAAGCCGATGACGATTACGGGGTCGTTAGGGGGCGTAGGAGGTGGTGGAAACTATGGTTGTAGGCGACTTTCGGAGTCGTTGCCGATTTACGAACACTATGCGCCTTCGCCGATGGATTCTACAATGTTGTCTCGTTCTAGTTCGCCGCCGAGGGATGATGTTGCTGATTTACGAGCGATATTACAGCAACTTTCGGCGATTCGGGAGGACGTGTGTATGATAAAGGAGGAATTGCTGAAACGCCGTGAAATATAAAAAATCAAATGTCTATATTATCTATAGAATGAGTGTTCGTGTTGACTCATACTCGCCATCTCCGAACGGGCGTATAAATATATCTTCGGTACTATCTATTGAAAACGTTGGAAAATCCGCTTATAAGTGCCAATATAAAAATCATCATATTGAGTACAGTGAGTTGAAACTGAACGAAACTCGGGCACATTCTATTTACGAGAATTTTAATGAGATTCGTTACGAGTTATTTAAGTATTGGTTTTATAATCACAAATCGTTCCGCCCGTCGACAACCACCGAACAATACAAACTCGAGATGACACTTGATCTCATTCACTACTTGAAAGACAAGGATTTTTTTGAGATGTCCGACATAGACAAGATTTTGTTGACGATTTTGTATCATGAAATGATGCGATTTAAGAAAGACTAGACGTATGTTTATTTACTACTTAAAGATTTGTACCGACAATTAAGTAATAAATAGTACAATGAGTGATAAAACCGAACAATTGGGATTAACAAAGGTTTCGTCGTTTGACGATATGGAATTAGGGGATAATTTGTTGCGTGGTATCTATTCGTATGGTTTTCAGAATCCGAGTGCCATTCAGCAGTTGGCGATTATGCCAGTCCGTAGTGGCCGAGATGTTATAGCACAGGCACAATCGGGTACGGGAAAGACGGGTGCGTTTTTGATATCGTCGCTGTCGCTTGTAGATAAGCGTCTTCACGAGCCACAGGTTTTGATTTTAGCACCAACACGTGAGTTGGCGATACAGATACATAATTGTGCGGTGGCTTTGAATAACTATACAAAGTTTGACATCAGTTTGTTGATTGGTGGGAGCACGACTACAACAGCGACTGATGGAGGGAAGGATGGTGTGGTAAAGGAGCGTTTCCGTGAGGACACGCAGATTGTCATCGGGACACCGGGGAAAGTGTTCTATATGTTGTCAAAGCACTATTTGCGTAGTACTCATATGAAGTTGTTTTGTCTGGATGAGGCGGATGAGATGTTGAATATGTGTTTCAAGGAGCAACTGTATGAGATTTTCCAGTTTATTCCCAAGAGTACGCAGGTGTGTGTGTTTAGTGCGACGTATACTCGTGACACGATTGAACTGTGTAACAAGTTTATGAACAATCCGTTGGAGATCCTTGTGAAGAATGAGGAATTGACGCTGGAGGGTATTGTCCAGTATTACATCAATGTGGAGGAGGAGCAGTTCAAGTATGATGTGCTGTCTGATATTTACAAGTTTCTGTCAATTAACCAGACCATCATCTACTGTAACAGTAAGAAGAAGACACAGCAGATTCACGCACGTTTGGAGGCGAATGACTTCGCGGTGAGTTCCATTCACAGTGATATGACACAAGCGGAGCGTAATGCGGTGCTTCAGAACTTTCGGATTGGTGCGGTGCGTATTTTGTTGGCGACAGACATTATTGCTCGTGGCATTGACGTTCAGCAGGTGAGTACAGTGATTAACTTTGACTTGCCGTTGAAGAAGGAGATATACATTCATCGTATTGGGCGGAGCGGTCGTTATGGTCGCAAGGGTATGGCGATTAACTTTGTAACAAAAAACGACTTCAACTACTTGAAGCAGATTGAGAGTTACTATGGGACAGTGATTGAGGCGTTTCCTGAGCCTAGCAAGTTGAGTTTCTAGGTTTTGGCGGGTTTGGCGAGGGGAAGGGGGGGTGATGTATGGCTACCGTGTATTGAATCGTGATACACGATAACCATAAAGTTAAATGCGTGATTAGACTATATAGGTATGCCGTCGGGAGGTATTATACAGTTATCGTCTTCCCATGAGAATTTGGATGACGAAGACTATCTTCGCAAGGACTATTTACATGCTCGTCCGAAAATCACGTATTTCAAGTCGGTGTTCCGTTCCTACCGTAATTTCGGGATAGAGACCATCCCCGTACAATTTGACACAAAACCGTCGTTGTCGTTTGACAAACCTGTGACATTTGTATCCGATATGGATAACATCGGCCACTTGTTGAAAAGCGTGTATCTCATCGTGGATTTGCCTGTGCTGTATCCACAGACACCGTCGCAACAAGCACGGCAGTATGAATATGTGCGGAATTTTGCCCTGAATATGATAGAATACGTGGAGTTGCGGGTAGGGGGGCAGGTTATACAGGAATTCAGTGCCGACTGGATATACATCTACTACAAACGATATATGACGTATGAGAAATACATTGAGGCCATACGCAACGTAGAACCCTACAGTCGCAAATTGAACGACAACTATGCTTCGGCTGGGACATCGGCGGCGGATACAACTACCGAACGCCTCTACGTGTTCCTGCCTTTCTATTTTTCAAAGGCGGTGTCGTTTGATAGTGGTAGTCCAAGCACCGTGTTGCCTTTTCTGAACATCCAATATCAGTCAATATACCTGAGTGTCCGCATCCGTCCCGTGAAGGCGTGGCTGACGTATCTTGAGGATAACACACAGAGTCCCTACTACATGAAGCGGGTTGCGCCGTATGTGAACAACGACAGTTCTATCTTCACGACGCTGATGGATCGCACGAATATATCGCTGGAAACACAGTGCTACTTCCTTGACCCGAACGGACTCAACATACTCCGTGCGAAACCCATCGTGGACTACGTTGTGGAGTACCCATTTGAGACGACAGTCCGAAGCACGTCGGACTCGTCGGTGAGTGTATCTTTGTTGAGGCGACACGCCCTGAAGGAGTTCTGGATTGTGGCGAGACGGGATGACGCATATTCACGAAACACGTGGAATGCCTATGGGACGTTGGAGGATGAGACCGTGGGTGACGATGTGCGGAACAGTTACGACAACGTTCAGTCGCCCTACACGCCCACGTCTTTCCTTCGTGAGTACTGGTTATCACTGAGTACGGTGATAAATGGGCGACAGACGTTTCGTCGGGAAATCATAGAGAGTGTAGATATGTATTATAACATGGAGAATAACACAAATCGCTTCTTATTCCGTGACATGTCGGCAAAACGGATGCGAGTTCTAAATGGTATC